TTATCCATATTTCCGCTGGCATCGGGCAATATCCAGAAACCAATACTTACGTCGGCAGCTTCCCCGCCAGTGCAGCAATCTTCAAGCCTTACTTTATCCGCCTGAATTTTGAATGCAGCGATTAAAGGGCTTGCAGCACGACAATTCAATAAGACAGTCCCGTCACCGTTGGTATTATCAGCCGCCGACCCAACATAAAATCCAAGGTCGCCACTTGATCCACAGGTCACTCGAACATCGCTCACATAGCAAAAGATTCCAGTGACCAACACGCACGTACCATTGACAACAGGGTTGATTTTTAACGCACCGCCAGGACACCAGACTTTACAGAAATTACCTGAAAACGTTAATGCTGCACCAGAGGCAGCAGTAATCACAGTCCCGATCTCGGGCCAAAGTTCCACATAATTTTTATTTACATCAACATCTTCCACATAACTTCCCGCTTTTATCGTAATTGCATCACCAGCAGAAGAGGCTGTTATAGCCGCACCAATTGTTTTCTTTGCTGTAGATGGTGTAAGACCATCTCCAGTATCACCTGATTGCGCTGCATCAACATAGTAAACTGATCCGACAAACTGCGGAACATTTAATGTGCTGGATTCACTTGCAATATCACCATAAGTTGAATATGGACCAGAAGCAAATATAGGAGATACCCATAATAGGCAAATACTAAGTATAAGTAAAATTTTCGTTTTCATAAGTTATCTCCTACTTGTAAAACATCACAGAGACCTTTGCGGCACTCTCTGATATAATACCAACGGTGGTCTCAGAACCAAAGTATCTTGCACCTGGATTTAATTCAGCACCTGTACCATTAGTTGTATCTCCAGAAGGTACAGCAGCAATACCACCTATCAATACCCAAATATCTGCATTGGCTGCAAACACAGCATATTTAGCACCGGTTGGTACTGTAATAGCTTTATTAGTATTTGCTGTTAGAACATAGGTATTAATATAACCCTGTTCTAGTGCATAGTTCACATCGGGAACTACCGGTATATCTTCATCAGTTGATTGTGCTGGTGAGATATTTCTATAATTCAGAAATTTATCCAATGCGATTACATTGGAAGGAACAAGAAACATTACAGATAGTAATAGAAAACCAATGAATTTGTACATGATTACCTCCTTACAAGGGTACGCGCTCTACCACTAGAGCGTGATCCATAATGTTTAATAAGATCAAAGACGCTTATCGGCATCGTTTCACGACGATCATATTTATCAATATCCATCTCAAGACTACCAGCTTTTAAACGCTTGAAACCAAGTGTGTCACTTTCTGCGGTTCTATCTGAAAGTGATAATTGATATGCGTAAAAGGATGTGGCTTGCTGCAGAAATACAGGAATAGTGTCTGAATCGACAGCATATTCATCTGGGTCGCTAACATCCGTTCTTGGCCAACGTAATGCCTGTGATGAACTCCCCTTCACGCCGAGCCAGTCCATCTGTGCATCTAAAAGAGTGGTTGCATAAATCAGCGAGGCTTCGGCGCTAGACGTGCTAAGAGATGCCCACGTAGCAGATATGTGTATGTTCTGCTCCAAAAAACTGCTGGCAGACGCATATGTACAAAAAGAATTCGCGTTGGAAGCCGCCGCTGTTGCTACAAGAGTAAGAGACATCGTGCATCACCTTTACTTCTCAATAGGGCTCTTTTTTGTAATCGGCTTCGGCATTGAACGTCTTACAACTGGAGTTGGGATCACAGTTGGTTTTGGCTCTTCAAGTTCAGGTTCCTCTGGTACTAAAACCTCAGATACCTTTTCAATCACGACCTTCGCCTTACGCGGATCAGTTGCCACATAAAATCCAGCTGCTATCGATTCTTTCGCGTCAATTGTATGTGCAAAGATTACAGGTTTTCCACTGTCTTTTTCATAGATAGTTACCATTCTACGTTACCTCCGAGAACTAAGATTTACTACTTTTGGTACATTCGTTTCTACAATATCCAATCCATCTCTATGAATTCCAAGAGAGGATAATACTTTCACAGTATCGCCAATCAAACCATCTCTAAAATCAAAATTGGTTTCATTTAATTTCGTTGTGAGTTTGTCCAACATATAGCAACCTTGCTGAAACATACCCATCGACAAATGAAACATACAATAGCAAGCATGCTCTGGGGAATTGGAATATGTGAATCTATTTCCACTGAGCACCGGATTCTTTTGGTACTCTTCGTATGTTCTTAAAAACCCCTTAGCGCCATTAACCATCAAATCCATATCCTGAACCCACACACCATACTCAGTCATGTTCATAAGCAGATCCAGATCTTTTGGGAACTCTCTCAGGCCATCAAGCAACCACTGTCGTGCTTTATCTTTTTGCATAAGGTTTCGATAAACACTTACAGCAGTACAGTAAATAGATCCGTTGAATTTAACACCGGTACGTTTTGATGTTTCTACATACCTATCAATGTACTCGGATGCACGTTTAAATTCACCATAGGCCGTATATGCTTGTATGAGATAAAAAAGCGCAACAACATCATCAGGTTTAGCATCCAATCTCCTCAGCAGTAGCCCCTCGGTGCGTTTTCTCTTTTGTACCTGTTTCTCTGGAGTCAAATCATAGCCATAATGATTCAAACGGACAAATGGACATAGCACAGCATCTGGTTTACCTTTTGTAATAGTCGGTGTGTTATGAATAATACCACTGTACTTAATAGCACCATTCCTAAACAGGCGGACAGAATTAAATCGCATTGCCTGAGTATTCTGTTGGACATCGCTCAAGACTACGCCAACAGACATACAATCATCAGGAAGTTGTGCCAGCCAAGCCTTAAGGGAGCCTTTTGACGCAGCATTTTCAAGGAATAACTCTTCATCAGCATCAACTATAAATATCCAATCTCCTGTAGCATAGGATATTGATTGATTGCGGTGCTTAGAAAAATCATCCTCCCACGGGTGTTCAAATATCTTGGCCCCAGCAGACTTAACGATTTTCATCGTATCGTCTGTGGAGCCTGTATCTACAACAATCAGTTCGTCAGCTATACCTTCTAATGATGGCAAAAGTCTTTTTAGATTCTCTGCTTCGTCCTTTACCATCATACAAATGGATAACGTGACTGGTTTTCGCCCCGAATTTCCCATCACGTTCCCCCACTCTAGCTGTAGATCTTACCGAGGTAGCAATCATACTGCAAATTGGTGTTGGTGCCCAAAGTCACGTAGTGTCGTAAATACCTATAGACAGTACCATCAACGTCATTGGAGAAAGGAACAACATACCTACCTTCAAGCAAATTGTCAGTAGCCAGACCCGATGCACCAGTAAGCATATTTGCTTTACCAATTTCAGTGATTGCAAGATCGCAACCTGTGGTAAACGAAGCATTCTTACTACCCTGTAGCCTGAACTTCACAAGCTTGCTTGTCGCCAAGGTGGACGAGCTGGCACTATCGCCACTTACATTATAAACATTAAAGACCATATCGCCACGAGTCCTACCACCACCAGTGTCAATATATGTATCTGTCCCGACAGGACTCTCACCCACCATACTAGATGCGACTGTACCCTTAGCTTTCAAAACCAGTAGGCTGTCTTTCATCCGTCCTCTGGCGCTTCTCAGAAATTCATGCGTAGCCATTTTTATACCTCACTTTTTATTATTGTTCGTTTTAGTCATCGCACTCAGATGAGTGCGATCCACAATTCACGGTTACGCAGCAACAGCGGCATCCTTAATGTAACGCAGTCTTGCAGCAGCTCTTGCCCTAAGAATAGCGATAGAGATCAGCCATTCAACCCTGGTACGATATACAGGTTTCTCATCAATCTCACCCATATCACGCACATCCATTTCACCATTCTGAATACCGACTACACCATTTGCGGCAAATGACAAACAGTAGATGGAAGTACCAACGGAACTTCCACTAGCACACGCTTCTGTAAATGGCATAATGTCATCATAGTTGTTGTCCTTGTCAGCGATGAGAATAGGAAGATCATTATACATCGTCACAGTACGTCCAAACTCATCCTTGGTGTAAGTAATATAACCACCAACAGTGTACAGTCTGGAAGCTGCTGACAACCTACGCCGCATGGCCTTATTCATGAGCCAATGTGTTGGATCTTCAACTGCATCATAGAGCTCATCCAGCTTTGCGAGGGAGAGAGCATCACCAGCAGAACTTGCACCAGCGTTAACAAGCTGATCACCAATACATCTGACTTGCAGACCATCAAACTCTTCTGAATTGGTTTCAGTGTCACCCTTGACAATAGTTTTGGTAATTGCCAAACTCAGCGCCTTTATCTTCATAGACTCCTGAGCTGCCCTTTGATCAAAGTTACCCGTTTTCTCAAAATAGGTATCTACGTCAATGTCACCACCAGCTACGAACAAAGGTTCTTGAATTCTGTCCACTTCCCCAGTACCCTCTGCGTAAGCTTCGTTCAGAGAACGGAAACCAACTGAGGGTAGTTTTTGTTCCCTGTTAAAGATGAGAGAACCACCTGGAATATTCTGGAAAGGCAACTCACGCAGCATATCAGAGCTACTAGCGAACAATTCCATAACGGTAGCCTTCAGTGTCTCATCTCTACCAAGTGCCAACTTAGCAGATTCAATCAGTGTTAAAGCCATCTTAAAATACCTCCAAAATTTAAAATTATTAAATCATATGTCTCTTATGAGACATTACTCAGGCTACCGAGTTTTTTCCAAAACCGCGTTAGCGACGCAACGCTTTTAATCTCTCTTCTGGACTCATACGTGCAAATGCTTCTGATTTTTGACGTTGGGTGGCATCAGGACTAGTATTCCCACCAGCACTAGATCCACCAGGACTTGTTTTCAGGATATCATCCTTATATGGAGATTCATTAATAAGCGCCTCAATGGCCTCTTCTGGTGCTGCTGGATCTCCAGGCTTCGTCATACTTAATATCTTGTCCCCATTCCTTCTTACTGCAAACACACGCAGATTGCCATCCTTCTCTTCCACACTAAAATTCTTACCAAACGTATTATAGATCATCTCAGATGGGACATCTGTGTGCCCCTTAATAAAGGCGCTTCTGTCAAATGCACCCTTAATCAATAGATTTCGTATTGCAGAATCCTTACGTTCAATTGCTTGATCACGTTCGTTTACCTTGCCTGTATAGGCTGTTGTCAAATCTTTCATCTGTATTTCATATGCTTCTGCAACACCAGCCTTCAATTTTTCAACTTCAATGTTTCGCTCCTTATCAAGTTGATCCAAGTTTGCCATTGTCGCCAATGCTTTTTTCGCATCTTCTGGATCTATTCCTACAAAAGATGTGAGTTTTTTTCGCACCTCGTCTGGTGCTAGTCCATCAAAAGCATCTAGTTTTGATCTGTACTGATCCTTTTCCTCTCTATATCCCCTGGCTTCAGCCTGTAATGCTGGGATTTTGGAGAAAAGGTGAATAGCATCTAAACCAAACTCTTTCTCGCTTTCTTTCTCATTATCGAATACCAATGGTCTTCCATCTTCATCAATTTGAATACCTTCGCCGCTTTCCAGCAGCCTATATTGTAATGCCATTATAAGACTCCTCGCTTTTCCAAGCTCTATTTATTAGTTATTTCCAATGAATACCACACAAAAATGGAATGTCAAAAACGCCCTCCTTTCTTATTATCAAAAAGTCATTGACAAAACATAAATTAGCATACTATATTATCGTACAGCATAAAAACATATATTTTTGGAAAAGTCAAGAACTTTTTTTGGTACTTGAAAAATAATTAGGGGGACTATACAAAATGCCGAAAATGCCAAAGATACCAAAAGAGTTACGAAAAATACTTCCGCCAAGTAAAAAATTTATAAAAAAACCAAGAAAGCCAATGACGGATGCCCAACGCTTCCAATTTAAAAAAGAGTTTTTGACAGAATATAGAAAAGATGGTACATCAATGAACAAGGCTGCTGAGGGAATTGGTTTCTCCAGACAAGTTCTTTATAAATGGACAGAATCTGATCCTGAATTTGCGGAAGAATTTGAGAAGTTGCGTTTCTTGAAAAAAAACAATACACAGAAGGCTTGGGATAAGAAGCATGAACATGATGAAGAATATAAAAAGGAATTCCTAAAAATATATGGGACTGGCGAACATTCTGTAGTATCAACATTGAGGGAAATATCAAAAAAGTTGGATGAACGGTCCCTCGATTACTGGATGAAGACAGACAAAGACTTCAAAACAGATTATAGAATACTTCAATTACAGGTCAAACCAATGATAGCAACCGGGAGCAAAAACAGAAAGAGATTATCATCTGCAAAAGTTAGACTGCGGCAAGAGAAGTTTATTGAAGTGTTCAGGAAAAGCCAATTTAATATCACAAACGCTTGTAAAGCACTGAGCATACGGCGAGGACTTGTAAAAGAATGGTGTGCTGCTGACCCTGATTTCCAGGCTGAGTTGGAAGAGCTGCAAGATGAAAAAGAGGATTACGTGGAGGACAAATTATTCCAATTAATAGAAGCTGGGAATATGCCAGCAACTATATTTGCATCAAAGATAATGTTGCAGCAACCAAACTTTGGAAGAAGGCACAAATATATTGAACAACCACAAAAGATAGAAGCTACTGTTGAACATACACATAAGTTTGACCAAGATCAATTGGATGCTATAGTACGGGGTAGGTTAACAGATAGACAGAAATACGAAAATTTACTAGAGTTAGATGACCCCAATGTTGTAGATGCGGAATGCATTGAAAGTGACAGTACATCATGAATGAGACAACACTAACTCCAGAACAAATAGCCAGATCAAGTCTACTAAGTTATATTGGATTATACTATCCAAAATATCAAGCTGAACCAATGCACAAATTGATAGCTACAGCTCTCGAAAGAGTCGAATCTGGAAAAATCAAAAGGCTGCTTATCTTCGCTCCGCCACAACACGGGAAGTCCATGTTAGCCTCTGAATTCTTTCCAGCGTGGGCACTTGGACGCAACCCAGATTGGAAAATAATCGCAGCCACATTTAATCAGACTAGAGCTAATGAGGTAGGTACTGTAGTTAGGGACCAATTCAGAAGTAGCATTTATAAAGCCGTATTCCCAGAGTGCGTCGTATCACCAGACACACAATCATCACAACATGTTGCAACGCTTAAAAGGGGTCATTATTATAGCATTGGTCTGTCGGGAACAGGAACTGGGCGTGGAGCAGATCTATTTCTGGTGGACGATCCATTTAAAGGAAGAGAAGACGCAGAATCAAAACTAGGGCGTAAAAAAGTTAATGAAGACTTTTATGCGGCTGTCGCATATTCAAGATTACGTCCTGGCGGCAGAATCATAATCATAAATACTCGGTGGCAATTAGAGGACCTTTCTGGTTATGTATTAGGTAATTTTCCATTTGAAAACTGGAAAGTTATCGACCTGAAAGCGATTGCAGAAGAAAATGACATCTTGGGAAGGAAAGTAGGGGAAGCGCTATGTCCAAATATGTACCCAATAGAAGAATTACGTAAAATGAAGAGGGTACAAGGTACCTATAACTGGGAATCATTATACCAGCAACGCCCAATTCCTAGATCTGGCGGAATAATCAAATACGAATGGATAGAAGACAATACATATACAAGAATTCCAGCTAATGAGGATGTCTCAAAGATGGTGATAAGTTGGGATACTGCCTATAGAGCAAATGAACTAAACGATCCAACAGCAGCCACCGTTTGGCAGATAACAAAAAATGGGTATTACCTGATAGATGTAATAAATAAAAAGCTCGAATTCTACAAATTGATTCAAATGGCGAAAATGTTACACGAAAAATACCACCCATCAGCACACTTAGTCGAGGGTAGGGCGTCTGGGCAAACGTTTATTGATGAATTAAGAAGGACGACGGTACTACCTGTAATTGAAATATCAACCAAAAATCTGGATAAACACATTAGACTAGATGCAGTCTCTGGAATGTTTGAATCTGGGAAAGTACACTTATTAGAAAAAGCATCGTGGATACTGGAAGCAAAAGACCAACTATGTCTATTTCCGTCGCATAAATATGACGATATCACAGATAGTGTATCACAATTTCTAAATTGGGTAAATAAACCAAGATATATGAAAAGAGCAACAAATAACTTATACTGGAAATAGGGAGAGCAACCATGGATATAGGTACCCTGCAGCACACACACGAAGTCTATAATGAACATATTAAAGATTGGTCTTTCTTTGGACTTGCTTACCAAGGAGGTACCCCCTTCATAAAATATTCTCTGCAACGACACTCACGAGAAAGTCAGGCTAATTGGAAGGCCAGACAGGAAGAAGGTGTCTGCTTCAACTACTCGAGCATCGTCATCGACTTGTTCAACTTTTATCTAACTGAAAAGCCAGCAGTACGCCAACTAAATCAACTATCAGAAGATACCTTATGGAAGATGTTCACGAAAGACTGTGATTTATACAGCACAAACTTCGATGTATTCCTGAATGAAGCACAAAAAATGGCAGCGATATATGGGGCTGTTGGT